TAATATTCCTAAAGGACTCGCAGTCCCGATGCCGACTCTGCCTGCTGTATGAACTGAACCAAACGAACCAGTTGATTGTGCTGAACCACTTATATCACCTTCCACGAAAAGTTTTGTTGTGCCTGATCCAGATATGTGAAGAGCTTCTGATGGGCTCGTTGTCCCGATGCCGACTTTGCCATCAGATGATATTCTCATGTCAACTGTTGCTCCTGTGCCAACCCATCCCGTTCCAAAACTCATAGCATCAGTACTATGGTCATAGTAAATAATGCCTCTATAGGTATTTGAACCAGTCCCATCACCAAATGCCAGATAACCAGATAAATTATTATCTGTAATAATACTAATTCCAGCGTTTCCACCAGTTTCATAGACAACAAGATTGTTCATTGAAGCGTTATAATCACCCGTTGACGCAGTTCCGATGCCGATATTCCCATTAAATGTGGCGTTGCCAGATGTGTCAAGAGATAAAGCAGTTGTCCCTCCAAACGATAAGTAACCCTTTGGAACATCTGCATCCATTCCTATATCAAAATTATATCCCGAAGAATTTGCAGTATTGCGACCAATAATTCTTATATATGTATCATCTAATGCCTCATTATTTGCACCAAAAGTGGCTTGTAAATCAGCAGAAGTATTTGCTACTACAATGCTACCAGTAAATGTGGCGGCCCCAGTAAATGTAGGCGCAGCCAAGCCAGAATGGGTGTGGTCGCTAAAAGAGACTTGTTTCCAGGTTGCCATTACTCAGTATTCTCCTTTTTGACTTGACGCTCAAAGCCCTTACCAACTTTATTCATTAATTTTACAAGCATTTCTGCGTCTTTCCCCTGTATAGTACACGCTTGAAGAGTTCTTAAAATAAACATTAACTCATCTGCTGTCAGTCTCATCAAGATACCCCTTATGCATGGTTGCAAGTTTCTCCATCACCCTAAAGGCAACTTCAAGTTCAGAGCCTTCAAAGGTTGACTTCAGAATAAGTTTTAAAAGGAAGTCGGTGTCTTTAATACTGAGTGAGGCTTTCTTTACCACCGATTCCCTCACTGCTTGAGGAACCAGTTTACTCATTAAGAAGTCCTAATCCATAATTTGGTAGAATCAGTATCTAAATAAAATGAACCCGTACCAGCCGCATTACCCGCAGAGCCACCAACACCATCTTCATCGCCTGTCCCAAATGTCATTACTGCTACAGAAAAGAATGCTCCATTTGTCTGCCGTCTAGGACGAACCATCCANCCAGTTAAGCCATTTGCGCTACCTGTACCATCAAGACCACCNCCCTGACCAGTTTTCCAAAAAATCTCTGGGTTCTGTGTACCATCACATTTTGNGGCTTGTAAAGCACCACTTGTCCCATTAGTAGTTGTAAAATCACTAGATTCAACAGAAACATTAGCAGTATAGCCTGTACCATGATTTGTAATTGTAATTCCTGTTATTCCACCAGAGCCATTTATTGAAGAAATTTTACCAGCAAAACCTGTGCCATTAGACGCATCTTTAGTGAAAGTTTCATCTAATGCATAACCACTACCTGCAGTTATACCAGTTATACCCATTATACCGCTAGCAGACATAATCTCAACATTTATACCAGCACCCTCAGCCGCTGATGCATGTTGCGCCGCAGTGCTAGTATCGGCTATATTAGCCAGGGTAATACTTTCATCTTCCACCTCAAGAGTTGTTGTATTAATAGTCGTTGTACTCCCGCTAACTACTAAGTCCCCCGCAATAGTCACGCCCTCATCAGTATCTAAAGTGATAGTAGTTGTACCTTCTGAATTTGCTATAGTATTATTACTAAGTTTTAAAGTACCTCCACTAGTTATAGTACCAGTAGCATTAAGACTAGTAGTGGTTATAGCCCCGCCAGTAGCCAGTGTACCTGATGTAGTTAATCCACCACCATCAGCAATAGTCAATGCAGAGTCGCCATCTGTATATTGAATTGCCGCAGTTTGTACTGCCGTTGAGCCATGAACCGTTACGCCTGTAACTGTACCAGTTGCGGTAACTCCAGTTGCAGTCAATAAACCCGTAGCTGAATTAAATGTTAAATTATCACCAGACTTTGGTCCTAAATTGCCAGTTGCATCTGTTGAAAACAACGGAAAACATGTTTCATCCGTACTCTCATCTGCAACAGTTATAGCTGTAGCTATAGCCGCAGTACCGTTTGTACTCTGGTTAAGGGTAGGGAACGACCCAGCCGCTGATGCGCTTGTTAATACTTCTTTCCATACTGCCATTTTATACTCCTATGTATATACTTGTGCCATCAAAGTATAGACCGCCAGCAACCGCTGTTGGCGTACTACTCTGAGTAGCAAGATTTAAGACTCCATTGTAATCAATGGANAATTTTTCTGTATCGTCATTTTGATATTCAACAAGATTACCAGACACAATTTCCGATATGCTATTATAAGTCAATGGTAATGACACTTGACCTGATATTGATGTCATCCCACTAAGCAAATTTATTTCTTCTGTAGTTACAGCAGCACCATCCAAAAGATTCAATTCAGTAGCCGTAGAAGTAACCTCTGTATCACCAAGTTTAAAAGTCCCAGTAAGATTAACACTATTAGTACTAAGCTTTATAGCCGCGCCAACACCATCTCCATCATATACCTGTTTCTCTGTTGCTTCTAACCCCTCCCCAGCAGTTGAACCAAGAATAGTTAAAAGGTCCTTGTAGGTTTGACCTACTGAATTTCCAGATAACCCAGCCATTAGTAAAGATGTATTACATTTGCACTACTGGCAAGAGTACACGATATTGGATAAATAGTACCCGCCAAAAGTCCAGTAAATGTCACCGCGGTTCCGTTCACTGTCAAAGCATAATTGCCAGCAACCTTAATATAAACAGCCCTGCAAGCATCTACCGCAGTAGAACCATCACTTACAACAGCCTTTATATATGGAGCAGTACTTTCCTGAACAGTAAAATCCTGTAATCCTTTTTGTGTATCAAATGTTAAAGCCATATTCTCTCCTTTATCTGATTGCCCAAGCACCAACAGGCATAGTCTGCTTTAAACCACCATGTCTGTTCTTCTGGTATTGGAACACTTTCTTTTTAAATTCTCTCATATGAAACTCCCTTTTTTCATATTCACCATCTTGTTCAAAAAACTTTGCCTTTACGTAATCAACCAATGCAATCGCAAGTTCATTATCTACTGGAACCGTAGAGGACTCTGATGTTGGCATTGTAGGCATCTTGGTAAATGTAACAAGAATCCCATTAGTGATTGATTTAGTCGGACTCTCCCAATGTTTTGTAGTTGTATTCTGCTCAAGAATACCAACATTGCCACCTTCCATATAATAACCATATTTAGTATTATTAATTCTTCTAAGCTGATGACTCATATTTAAACCTCATCTATACTTGTTTGACCAACAACACGGCTTATTGGACGATATTCACTAGATTCTGTATCCAATATTGCTATATTAAGCAATTTAACAAGACCAGTTATCTGAGCAGACTCCATCGCATAATAACGCTGGTCTTTTACCAAATTTGTCTTAGCAGTAGCCACAGATTCCTCAATAAGCATATTTGATTCACGTATTGCATCCTCTAAATATGCATTAGCAAATCCAAAATTAGAAGTGCCAACGCGTTCCATTAATTCTTTCATAACCATTATGACGGCCCCCATAAAACATTATTTGGATCAAGTTCATCAGTAATAAGAGTATCCCATCTCATATCAAAAAAATCATCTGCCGTATTCCAAAAATGTCTCTCATAACTTTCATATTGATTTGATGGGCTAGTAGACTGTACAACATAAGAAGAATTAGGCACTGCCTCAGCAACAGCATATGAAGTAACAGGAGCCACCGCACTTGCAGTATACGAAGTATCTGGAACAACAGTTGTAGATGCCCAGGAAGTTTCATTTTCATTTCTTGGCATTATGCTGCCTCCTCACCTTTATTAGCATAAGGCTGAAACTCACGCTCATACCTTTGCTGGAGATGTATAATTCTTTCCATTAACCATGTATACTGCTGAGAGTCCTTTTGATACTTTGTTGTCCATTCCTGAATCTTAGCACCAACCTCAGCCGCCACTCTTTGCCAGTCAGCCTGGAATATTGCCACTTTCTGAGCATATTCTTGACTTTCTTTTTGTAAAACTTGTGCTTTAGCCTGAGTATCAACATTAGTACTGGCTTGCATTTTTGCAACATCTGCCTGTACCTGACCCTGCAATTCAGCCATATCTCTCTGAACATTAGCCGTCCAAATGGCATTTTCTTTATTAAATTCATTTAATTCATTCTGAATATCTGCCTGGTATTCTCCAAGTTCCTTATTCAGTCTACCTAACTGCACTTGAGCAAGTTCAGGATCCTCCTCAGTTTCCAAAAATGTCTCAAATTGAGCCGTATCAAATGATGACAGAGGCTTAGAATAATCTGGAGTACCAGTACTTAATGTCTTTGTAACCGTGCTAGTAGCATCTTGAAGTGATGGCGACGGATCAGTAAAATCTGGAGCAGTCGGCACACCTAAAGCACTGCTGTATATAGCAGACAGGTCAATATCAGTCTCTAAAGTAAACTCAGCTACCTTTTCCATCAAAACCTGTACAGACGCATACAATACCACCAAAGGATAAAGACCGCTAGGAAAACTGGATATTGCACTTGTCCCAGATGACGCGTTGGTTATTGTACCATAAACAACCTTGTTTACATATATGTTGTCAACTGTAGTTGTGCTAGGTAAAACATATACTTTACTTTGATACTTATAAAATACAGGATACTCAACTGTAGCTTTATGGAGAGATGTACTATCATCTGCCATCAATCTTAAATTAGCTGGTAATTCTGTACAATTCTTACCCACCCCGCTTTCTAACCTGACAACATCAAGAACCTTGTCTGTATCATCTACTGTAACATAAGAATTGCCAACAGTATTCGTAGAAGAACTGGCAAATTGATATACACTCTCTGGCGATATCTTCATCATCCGATTAACTACATCCTTGATTCCATTATCAAGGGCAGTAGTATAATCTTCAGTATCTATAGTACCAGCAAAGTTCTCTATCTGAGCTTTAAACGCTGCCATGTCTTATCCTTAAATCAGATCGGGGGCGGGACCAAGAAAACCGCATTATGAATCCGCCCCCGACATTGAGATCTATTTTATCTCAATTTTGATTGTTTTAACCAGTCCAAACAGCGTGCGCTTCAGGCATTACAATCTGCAAACCAGATTCGGTCTGGATCAGATCAATCCTGCGGTCAACACCAGTGTTTTCCAGGGACTGAACGCCAACATAAATTGACGTATCTCGGTTAAGACCATTACCTACCAGCGGACGATAAGCAACGTGCTTCATGTTCACACCAACGATCTTTGCACCGCCTTGTCCACTATCTAAGTGGATATTGCGGGTAACGTTCATGTTCCCATAAGGTGTACTGATTGTAGTAATACCAAGCCCGTACTTGTTGGACTTTCCAGTAACTGCAAAGTCTGCACGGCCCATACCATTAGCAGTACCTGCTCCAACAGCATTGACATTCTGAGCAAAGTAACCACCAAGTTTGTGCAACCAGTTATAAACATCTGTACTACACATGAAAAGCGTAGAATTGGAATTATTATAACGCGGGTCCAGGAAATCGCTCATATCTTCTAGAAAGTCATCTGAATCCTTAGCTGTTGTCCACGAAAACACGTTACCTTCCTGCAAGATGTAATCAACTGCACCCTGGGTATAACTAGTTCTAGAAGTAGAACCATCTCCAGTTACATAACCACGACCAAACAGGAGAGCCTGTTCAATATCCCATTTATGCTCAATCAGCTTGTTCTTCCAAATCCTGCCCCATTCATCAGAGACAAGTTTAAGCTGGGTTGCCCGAGCCGTATTTGTCATCTGCATGGTGGTTTTAAAGATTTGCGTGTATCCAGTACGAACCAGATAAGGCGAATCTTTAAAGGTGCTTGGAAATGTGCTTCCTTCAGCATGTGCTGAACCAACAACATAACACTTATGCTCTTCTGTATGACCAGAAGCACTCATAGTATCATATGATCCATCACTAGCATGTGCAACCGCAAGTCCAAGAGCATTATATCCAGAAGCAGCAGGTCTGATCACAGTACAGGTAGCATATACAGCTTCCGTATCTGAAGTTCCATCGCCAACAGCGGATATTTGAACGATCATGTAATCACGTCCAGTTACCGTGCCAACTGCACCATTATTAACAGTGGTTTTGAACAATGGAATTTTAACCAACTGACCATCTAAAAAGAAGATCGGTTTCGTTCCAGTAGCTCCTCTGGTAACTGCAGTTTGACCAAGAATAGATTGCACATTTCCAGCAGATTCGTAATCGCATTCGAATTTTATTGCAAAAGTCTGATCTTGCGCCAACTCAGCATTAGAGAAAGCAGTGTGAACGTATCCAGCATCATCATTCAATACTGGAACTGGTGTATCCAAATCAATCGCCACCGCATAAGCATAACGCTTATGCCACATGGAGCGTTCTTCGGTTGTTTTGAATTCGGGGTCGTCTGTAGGTTTGTTTGCCACCTGCGATACAAATCTAAAAAATGGTGTTTGGTCTATGGCTAATTCCGTTACCGCGGCACCGAAATTATACCTTCTCCTAAGATCACCAATCTTTGCTGGATCGCCAGTAGCAGTGGGCTGTTGCCCGTGAGTACTGAGATATAGAGGGCTGTCAGCCATCATAAACTCCTTTATTTTTCACACTTAGTCAGAGAATATATTATCCACGCTTCCGTCTAGTCCCTTGAGTGCATCGAGAACCGCCTTGTTAGGGTCTTCTTCAACTTTTACAGAGTTCATATTGCTCTGCGAAGCTGGAATATCCCTGACAGCATTCATTTGGTTCAGCATATCCTTTCTCGTTGAATTACTGACGTTTTGATTGATTTTATCACGGTTCTTCATGTAATAAAGATCATCAAACGACATTTTATGATCATTTGCCCAGTTCATCATTTCTTCAAAATCACCATCATTCATCTTCATACGTTCCTTAAACTGATTAGCCTGTTGGGCCATATAAGCTTTGGACTGTTCCTGTTCATCACGAACACGTTCTTCACCAATGATGTTATTGACTTTTTGACTTACTGTATTATCCATCAACGTACTAAAGTATTTTGCTGAATCTGAATTTTGGTCGTTCATTGCTTCCTGAATATCAAATTCAAAATCCTCTGGGACCTCAAACTGAGGTGGTTTTTTCCCGTCAACTAAGTACTGTTTTACTGTATCAACTAAACCTTCATCTTCATTCATAAGTTGAAGAAGAGGCATAAACGGTTCAACTTCATCCAGTTGTTGTTTCATCTTTTGCGCCTCGCGGGATGAATCCTTGTACCGTTTCTCATAATTTACCGTTTCAACAGGGTCAGTGTTACCAGCTTCCACATTAACTGGGGGTGCTGGGGACTGAGTTTCTGATACATCAATCGGCTCATCAATTGGATCTAAAATAGATCCGTTGACCTCTCGGTCAAGATCAGCGAAGAAGTTGCCATCGGAGCCAAAAATTGATTCATTAACTGCCTCTTGTGACGGCATGTTTTCTTCAACTTCTGGGTTTGCCATAGTTTCAGCTTCCATTTGCTTTTCCTTGTAGCTTTGCTTGTTGTTCAATTAATCGCAATTTATCAGCAGTCTGCTCTCTATCGGATGCCATTCCACGAGCAGTATCTCTCATCTTCAGTTGGGCATCACCTGCACTCTTGCGAACTTCATTCTCAACTTGCATGACCTTTGCTTTTATGCCAGACTGAACTAACTGTCTTTCTAAGGTCTGCATGATTCCGTCCTGGTCTTTTACTTTTTCTTCCAGTTCGGCAATCTGTCCCTGCATTTGAGCGTACAAGGATTTGCGTTGTGCGATTTTTGTTTTTTGCCGTACATCTGTTTCGGCCAATACTGCTATATCGTCCACAACGCCAAGTTTTAATAATTCTTTTAATTCGGCTAAATAAGCCCATCTATTCACTGGCAATGTTGAGCCAGCTACTATTTTCACATCAAATTTACCAGTTTCATAATCTAGGTACTTGCCAACCGCTTCTCCCATATCATTATAAATAGGAATATTCATCTCTACCTGCTTACCCTCTTCCTGAAGATCATTAGGCTGGACAAGTCGGAAAACCTTATGCGCCTTATATACTGCCTGAGAATAATCCTTTACAACCTTCCCAAGCTGCACTAAGGCTGGCTCAATAGAAGATTTCATCCATTGCTTTACTCTTCTGGTCCCGTACTCATCCATAGCAAGCATACCGCGGTATGTCTCTGACTGCTCACTTGGGTTACCCATAGCATTAGACCATATTCCAGCAAGATACTCCATTTCATTCTTACCGCCCTCAACAATATTAGCAAAGGCATTAGACAACTGCATCGGCAAAACTGGCGTAGGTGTTTCATATCCGCTATTGACAGGGAGCAATGCCCCTGGCGCAGATGAATACTTCTCCCAGTAAGCAGTGTCAACCGAACCTTCTTCATACATCCACCTTAAAGAAGAACCTAGGGATGCATTATGTACCATAAGCTGGTGTGCTTTGTTGATTTCTTTCTGCTTACCAACGAGAGGTGAAACAGCACTGAGCGGGAAAGGTGTGCCAGTCCATTTGTATGTGAAAGGGACAATGGGGTAATGTGATGTGGGTAAATCTTTTTCTTTAAGTAACTGGTCGCCAACAATACAGGTAAGCTTGACAATCTTTTTATAAAATTTCACTGCATCTACTATATAATTAGCAGTCATTTCATCCTTCAGCATAACTTTATAGACCTTGTCTGGAACTACCTGATTCTCAGTAACTACAAGTTCCTGCTGTGCTTTTGCCAGCATTTCTTCGGATGCCTTAGCCAATTGAGCTTCATTCTGCTTAACTGCCTTTTCAATCTCTAACTGCATTCTATCTGGAAGAACCTCACCAGCTTCTACCCCCTGTTGCAACTGATTTTGCAATTCCTGTATCTGAACTTCCATTTCTTCAGACATTTCTTTTAATTGAGCATCTACCTGCTCCTGAGCCTTCTGCAACGCTTCTCTTGTAGGAGGAATCTGGATAAATACATTCCAATATGGACGACTTTCCTTCTCATAACATTCAATGTAATCAATTAAAGGATCATCACCGCCCTTTCTATCAAAAGCCATATTAATATCATTAATCTGAAAATCTGCTGAATTAGCATCATTCGGAGAATAATTAAATTCTGAGTAATTGCCCGAAGCCCGCTTTATCTTTGCCGAATACTCTGGATATAGATTAATCAACTGTGTCTTGGGCAGTATCTTTCTTATAAGTACGTGAGAAGCATCCCGAAAGAGAGGGTCACGGGACTTCGGGTCAACATAAATATCAAATGAATTAGGATTCCTTAATATTACTTCACCCATACCCCTGTCAGCATTTGAATCAACATCTACCATCATATACCCTATACTCTTGGTAACTGCATCATTAATAACATTAGAATACAAAGTAGAACCATCAGACTGCTGCCAGATATAATCTGCAACATCAGAGAACACAGCCGCTACATCACTATCACTTCCCTCAGTTCCTACAGCTTGCCAGCGCGGACTGTTGGCAGTAGCATAAAAATCCAGCATCTCTACAACTGGTATAATTCTATTTACAGTAAATGTAGGCATACCTTGGTCCTGCAAATCTTCAACTTCCTGTTTTGAAAGCTGATTATCGAGATAAAAATCATATCCCTCTTGATTTATTGATTCCCAATCTATACGATGAGCATTATTAAGAGAATTGAATAAATTCCTTATTCTATCTGCTTTTTCGCCTACTTTAGCCATTAATTTGCCGTAGCTATCATTGTTATGTGAATTTCAGAAACATCAGCAGTATAAGCCTCAGAACCCTTTATATATATTTCATCCGAATCTATAACAAGAGGAATAATAATTGATTGCCCAACAGTAAGTATCCCATTAGTCACATCATCAGTATAAACAGTAACGGTCTTACCACTTCCTACCTCACTATCAAAACTAAGATAGAACATATTTACAGTCGCACCAGTATATCCACCACCAGTTGTTACTGTAGACTGACCTCCACCAACACCTGCCTCTTCCCACTCATCCTTGGTAGTGTCATTTAATACCATAACAATCTTCTTTGTCTTAGCCGCGTTATATGTATTAGTAAATTTCCCGCTACTAGCACCTATAATCTGATCTCTGGCTTTAAAATTATATGCTTTCCCGCCAAGAGTCTGAGTTACATCCATAACTGTTTCAAAACTAGAACTAATTATAATATTATTTGCCATTTAAAATGCATCTTTCCCTTCAAATTGACCCAGTAAACCATTAATAGTAGGATCTTCACTTCTCCTTAATTCACCAAATTGGTGATCAGGACCCATTCTTTCTGTATGCCTTCTCGCACCAGCCCTTTTATTTTTTAAATATTTATCTGCCCAAACTACATCCTGTAAATTACCCCAATTGGTATTTCTTTTATTCTGGTCAGTCCCATTCTGATAAGAATATCTACCAGCTTTAAGAACTCCCCATAAATCATCTCTTAAATCTGGTTCAAAATTATTAATCTCATTCCAAAATTCTGGAGCATCAACCTTATTGTGAGCATTATCAACATAGTTTGGAGTATAACCATCATTATTATACATAGCAGTATCGAACATATTCCTTCTATTTCTAAGATTGTAATCACCATTTTCTCCAACTTCGGAATCTGCAATAGAACTACGCCCTCCCTCTCTCCAGCCTTCATCAGAAAATACATCATGTGACAGTTCATAATCTGGTGAATCTGTAGCCCAGGGATCGGCATATAATGATTCTACATGTTCTGGATCAGTGTATATTGGACCTTCACCCATAATTACTCCCTAAGCAGTTACCCAGCTTCTCGGACTAGGCTTATGTTTGCCATAAATACCTTCTTTATTCTTCATAAGATTTACAGGAGGCGAAGCATATTTACATGCATAGGCAAGCGCATCTATAGTATCATCGTGCGCCATACGGGGACCAAAAGTTACAACTTCATGTTCTAAATCAAAATGATTCTTTCTTATGTGCATTGAACCTATAGCAAAACGCTGTGCAAGTATAGTTTGTATCCTGTCCAGCTTACTTAAACGGGTCCCAGGCTTTTCCTCTTTAAATCTAACACTAAAATCATTACGCCTCCTCATTTCACTCCGAAGTGACTGAAATATTGGTCTGGACATTGTAGTATCCTCCACCACATATAAATTCGGCTGATATTTATTCTGGAAATCAAACATGTAATCAACAATGCCAATTCTTTCCTCTCCTGGGATTCCCAGAACTGGGATACCGCGTTTACGCAAATACTCCAAAACATACACATTATTATGCTCATCTACAGCTACTATCATTATTACTGAATAATCTGATGTACTCCTCTGACTATCCGTAGCTGGGTCCACACCAGCAAATACATTGACTGGTTTTTCTACTCCATCATGATAAAGAAATGGTACACCAGTATCACTATCAATCTTAAAAACACCATCATGATATTTAATATGCCTTCTGTTAAATATAGAATCTTCCTCACTCTGAACCTGCATCATATATTCTTGATAAAATTTATGAGGCATTCCACTATCACGATAGAATTTCTTCTTCTCCTCCATTTTACTCTTAGAAAACCAGCTAGGCCATAAAACATTGCCCTTCTTATCTATCGCAGTATAAGTAATCACTTTCCAGGAAAATTTCTCTTTATTTTTCTTAGCCTTAGAGTCCCTAGTTAATAAATTGTTAATAAAACTATCAAAATGCACAGGTGTACCATTGATACGAAGCCTACCAGTATTAGGCTCCAAAGCAGGATAAACAACCGCAGTGATAAGGTTAGCATTTTTGCTTCTACTTTCTGGAGTAAGCGTATTATTCTCATCTTCAAAATCGTCCAGGATGATCAGGTCATAACGCTTATGCAGTTTAGCACCGCCACGTATCCCTGAAATGTTAGATTTAGATATAAGTTTGCAGCCATTGTTCAGTTCAATATCCTCTTCTGTCCACTTTCTGCCCTTTACTTGACCAAAATAATAATGAATCTTTTCGTTAAACTCTAAATGGTACTTAACATAGTCCATATTGCCAACCGATAACTTCTGCGTAGCAGATACCCAGCCATAAAACAACGGTTCATCTGAAAAGAGAAAATCCCGCAATATTGAAGCTTTTGTTAAAACTGTCTTACCGTGTCCGCGAGGCAAGATAACAGCTACCTGTTTATTGTTGAGATCGCAAATAGTATCAACTACCTCATAATGAAATGGAGGCGTTTCACTACGCATAAAATCGTCTGGAAGAAATAATTTACCAAAAGAGATCAAGTCTACTTTGGCAAGCTTTAAAGCCTCTTCCTGTACCGCTATGTTATTTATTTTTTCTATTTGGATTCTCCATAATTGCAAGTGCTGGCAAAACTCTCAGCATTTTACGTATTTCAGGTTCTCCATAAGTAACATTTAAATCACTATAAGGTTTTGACATCTTCATAAAAGATTTAGATAGCTTAACCTCACTTAAATCTAACGGGNTAATATCAAGATCTCTTCTAATTTNCATAAGCCTTGCCCATGTTTCTCCTGGCTGTAATAGATATTTTAACTCTTTATCTTCAGGAACAAGATATGTTTGATGTTGCGCCCGCCAACGCGCATGACCTTTCCCCTCGCCTTCTCCAAAACGCCTCTTACGAGTACTATATTCCATATCTTCCATATATTTTGCCATTTGAGGCGTAGCCTTTCCACCATGAGGAAGAACTGCATGCGCACCTTCATGCGCACCTGTTGACTTAATATAGCGGTCTGGGTCTTTTTTCATCATATTCCAGTACGGACTCATATCAGAATGTAAAAAACTCCGCCTATTAAGATAATGTTGTACATCCATAAATTGATCATTTAGAAGCATGTAGCCATGAGAAGGAGGAGCATCTAGTCCATCGAGGATTTTGCCCCTCAGCATAGTTATATTATCACCAAGTTCTTCCACCCCTTCATAACTTGCAGGCCGTGGCTCCCATGAACCAAGAGTTTTAACTTTAACGTGTTTTCCAAGATCATCATACTCGTCAGAATATCTATAGAAAGCATAAGGGATATCCCCNCTCATTAAGCTTTCGGAATGGTCTATATCATCCCAATACCTATTAAAATCCACTTTAGGATTGCGTTTACGACCCTCAACCCATTCACCAACCCATTTCTGTTGCTTACCAAAAAGATCTAATGTTTTTCTAGCCCTTGCATTCGCATCTTTAAAATAAATCTTAGCTAAGTCAGCTAACTCTTTTGNTGCCTTCAGTTTGCCCACTAATAATTACCCATTTTTTGCTTTTTAGTAAGCGGTCTGCCAGTTCTGTCATACTGTTTATGCAAATCATCTATCATTTCCTGGACTCTTCTTCCCCAGTCCATTTGCTTTTCAGATGCCGCGGCCTCTTCCATCATATAAAGTTTTTTAGGGTCCTTCTTTCCTNTAAAAACATTAAGCATTTTTCNTGGAAAATTTTCGCCCCTCAAAAGTGGCGTAGTTGTTCCTCTTTCTGGAATGTTAAGTGACCTCATTAATTCAATTTGAGCGCGTCTAAGCTCATCAGGTGTAAGCTTACCAGTATCTAAAACTTTTCTAAGCTTAAGTGCTTTTCCAGTATTCAGAAACTCCAGAGGCCTATCAAAAGACCTAGGAGTCTCTTTAAGAAAAGAACGCTCTCCAGACCAGCGNAATGGATTCCTACTAAGCATCTTTTCAAAAACATTACGAAACTCAGGTTGAGCAAAATACTCACCAGTCTCCACTTTAGTACCCGATGGAGCCCATCCTGGCTTAAATGATGACCGATAACCAGTAAATCCCTGCGGAAATGTCCTACTGCCTCCTGCTGCAACCCTTCCCCAGTCCATGCCTGCAATATCTTGCTGTAAATCTGGGGGCAGTTTTTTAAAAGTGGCAAAACTGTTCCCTTTTCTGGATGTCCACTCCATAATATTCGCCATATACCTGTCATATAACCTTCTTTGCATATCAGACACACCTTCAGGAGCAGTCGGCATATTCATGCTCCTTCTTTTAGAAAATATTGAATAAATATCTGAAGGACGAAAATCAAAAGGCTTATCATGCATCATTGCCTTATATTTATCTGAAAACTTAGGAGTCGGCGCTCCCCTACGAGCCTTCATCGGAATATTGGCAAAATATCTCTTCGCTGCCTTTACACCTCCCGTTACTCCCTTAGCACCAGCACCCAAAGCTGCTGTCCACAATAATTCTTCCTCCATTTCATCTTTATTAGACCAAGTAAGAAAATCTAAGACAGAACTAAGATTTCTCTTCTGCTTTGCCGTTAATTCAGGATCATCATCTATCCGCTGAGGAGGGTATTTTTCTACAAATCTTTCACCCAAAGACGGGCCTTGCTCCTGCATTGCCATCCATCTATTAATATCTGGCATAACAGTAGCCTGTTTACGCCCGTCTACATATTCTTTTCTAACTTTACCGTTACTCATGTCAATTATCCTTTATTTTAATATATTTTGCTTTTCACCTTAAAAGGGTCTAAACCACCAAAACCCTCCAACCATTTGTTGACTTCTCCAGGAGTTCTGGCATAACCGCCAGATTTATAGTATCCAAGACCCTCAAGCCTCTTTATTTCATTAGATACCTTTGAATATGGACCCACAGCCTCATAGAAATGTTTATCTGGGTCACTCCTTGGATGCCAATATTTATACTCAGGAGAATCAATAGTATACATCCATCTATTCTTATCAGTAGCATATCCCTTTACATACCAATTATTTGATGTCTTTCTTCCCATAAATGGCAACCAAGAACCTTTCTTAGATGCACTTACACTCGTTCCCGAAGATTTATAAAACGGTTGCAGATAAGTATCGCCAGTTTTCCTNTTTAACATTTCAACAGCAGTTACCATCCTATTACCACCCGCATCCAAAGAACGAGACTCAAGTATACGAGGTATATATTCCTGAACGCTAGAATCTCCAGCAGTAATAGGACCCTTAGACTTCTTTCCCATCCTTCTTAAAAGCTTAAATAATTTACTGTAAGACATCTATTTAAAAATGCCATCCTCTGACATACTTTCTAAAATTTTCTTCTCCATAGAACGGTTCTTATACCAGTCATATCGAATTTTCTTGTAATCAGGGTCATTTATAATTGCTCTATTATGCTTATATAAAGAATCTGCAAAATCAGAAGGAATTGAGTCCCCAAATTCATGTATCATCTCATTTAAACGTAAATGCTCTTCCTGAAGAGAACCGCCAGCTTTTAACCAAGTATCAAATACAGGAATCTCAACACTATCATTCCTATTATGGAAATCTAACGCATACTGCATACTGTTGGAAATTTTACCTAATTTTTCCTTTTTAGACTGTTCAACATGATATTGAAGACCATCAGCCATATAACTACTCCTCTAAAAGCGGTCTTTCAGCACTATCCAATGCCTCTTGATCAAATCCCTGGAAAACTGCACCAGTAAGCTGAGTTACCTTTGTCTGCTTNGGNACAACNTCNGCTGCATCCCATAACATCTGCAAAGCCTTTAAGCGGTCAGACGCACGGTCAGAATTCTCCACCTCATCCTTTACCTTCCCAATTAAATATACAAGGTCAAGCTTAAGTGTCTTAAATACTGCATCCAATTCTTCCTTAACTGCCATAACTATACGCTCCTGTTTAATTAAAATAGCCGCCCGCGTCTTGGCATAATTAGAATTTTTAGTCCTGAATGCCTTTAAATACGCCTCCTCAGGAGTCTTGCCATGAGCAATATACCTCGCAAAGATAACCTCCTGCAATGTAGGCTTCACTCTATCCTGTATAGAATCTAAATTATTCTTGTCACCGCCCAAAGAATAAATATTCTTTCTTTTTTCAGTATCCATCTTCATATTAGGCTTGCATATAAAAGTTCCAGTACATGTTCCAATATATCTGTCATCACGACCCCTGTACTTTAACCAGCCCTGGCGGATAATCTCTATTACACAACCGTCATCAGCTAAAACCCAGTCGCCAAGGTCAGCTACACGCCAGTCATCCTTTATAATAATGTCATCTGGACACTCAGATAAATCATCATAAACTGTATAAGTACCCTTTTTTATTGTATATTTACGCATCGCCTATAATAAAACCACCCTCAATACTTAATTCTATTAAATCATTATATACATGGGAATCAATACCCATAAACGGTGTCATACACTTGTGAACCAAATCAGTATCCGAAGGCTCTGGCAAGGAATTCTCTGCCTTTTCAATCCTTTCTTCAATAAATTCGACATCACCCTCATCCTCATACACAATAGTAAGAGTATATTTCTTCATGGCTCTAACTTACAAATTATTTTTCTCTTGACAAATGACCATTTGAACCTTAGCTTCTCAGCAGGAAATAGACATACACACACACACTAATATACCAGAATTCTATTTCCTTCAATAGTTAACATATAATTACAC